TACACGCTTTTTGGACATAGAAGCGTCAGCAGTTCCGAACCATGAGAAGTTACGTCCTTGCGCTCCGTCGGTGTAAGTAGAGTACCCGCCGCCGTTCCGGAGTTCGTTGTGAAATTTATCTACATAAAAATCAATATTATGATTAGTGGTTGTAACAATTTTTATCCGGAGAGCATTAGAAGCAGTTAGGGGAGGTATCTCATACCTAACCTGCAATTGCTGGAATGATGTGGACAGGCTAACGGTATTGCCTGTAGCTACCGTGGTATCATCTGAGTCGGTAACAATAATTTGAACAGCCCCGGAAGCAGAGGCTCCCCGTACAGTTGCTTGTCCTGTTAGAACTACAGGCTGTTGACCATTACCGCCTCCAGTTGAAACTTCGGTATAAACACCTTCACCAGAAGCAGCGTTGTCAGGATTGACTAGTAGTGATGCTGCTCCAGTATCTTGTTGGGCGGTACTTCTAGAAATAGCAGACCCCGTTGCTGTGAATTCCGTAATGTCAGTAGCTTCAACCCTAGGGTTGGTAACTAAGTTTATGGCGGCATCTCCTCTGGCAACCGTAAACAAATCCTCCGCCGTATTTGTGGAAGATAATGTTGCTTTGAATGGGTAATATTTTGTGAACGGATGGGTAGACGTTCTAGTGCTGGGGTCTATCTCCCATGAGGGCCATTCATCATGCGTTATCGAAGTGTTTACCATATCCCAAATTCTCCTATCGAGTGTTTGTCCAGCCTACCAGAGCCATTAAACTACCAAGTATAACTACGGTATGAGTTATAAGTAACCCCACCGCTATTAATCCGGTTCTAGCTCCAGATACACGGCTACGCCAATCTTGTAAGTGCTCAACATTTGTATGCACTTTCTCCAGACTATCCGCCAAGTTCGCATTCAAGGCTGCTTGAGTCTCGATATATCTATCTAACCGTTCCATGTATGTAGCTAGTTTTACATTGATAGACTCGGTAGGCATTACCTATCTGCCCATAACTAGGCATCTCACAACCACCGCAGATACATCTGTAGTGGCAGTAACTTCATCTAACGCTGCGGAATCTGCCCCCGCTTCGTAGAGTGCAAGTTTTGAATTGGTGTAATCATACTGGGCAACGTATCCAGAATCTTCTGCCTGAGCAATCACAAGAGCTACGGTTCCAAAACCTAAAGTGGTAGCCGTTAAAGCTTCACCACCTGAGGCGTAGGAACTATCAAATGTAATTTTGACGATTCGGAACTTCATGTTGCCGGGGACTCCGGTCTCTGTTGGTGCCCCTTCCGGGGTTGCAACTGTAAGTGCCATTATATATATCCTCCGAAATCTAAAAGATTCAATCTAAAAATCGTAACGTGAGGGAGCCGAAGCTCCCTCACATTACTAATGTAGGTCTCTGGCTTACTCGCTCAGATCAAGAATTTTCGCTTGTACGTCAAAACGGTGTGCCCTGAGTTCAGCCATCGTATAGAGCAAACCACGAACTACTAGCGACGAAGCCGCAAAGTAGTCACGGTTCTCGATGTACTGGGTAGGCTGTGCTACCGCAACTTCAAGATAGTCCGTGTCTAGTACGTAAATGTTAGAACCATGAGTACCGCCGGTAGAACCAATCTTAGCCGACTTCGTGGTGTCCGCATCTGGAAGAATTGGAATTCCCATGTAAGTAGCAAGAATCAGACCAGTGCGGGTGCCGGGGAAAGTCTTCTCCGAACCTACACCAACCGTGTACTCTTCCTGACCAAGATACCTCTGCTGAGAGTTAAGCAACCGCTCAAGTTTGAAGTACTGGTCATGACCCATGACGATAAGTTTTGGCTCACCACCATTGGTACGAATCTTCTGGATAGCTGTATCAAGAAGGTTCAAGGAAAGGTCTCGTCCGGTACCGCTGTTTCCCTGTACGGATGCCGCAGCTTTCCACGGGTTCGCCGTTACGGATCGACCAACGGTGGCACTGTTGATTGCCAAAGTAGAAGTAAGGTCGTAAGCGTTAGCATACGTATCTACGTTGCCGTCTAGGAAGTTAGTTTCATCAATTGAAACAATGTCGTCAATTGAAGTCAAACCTGCTCGACTGAACGTGAAAACACCATCAGCGGTTGCTGGGGATGCGTCCAACGCCGTGCCTAGTGTTAACGCCCTAGTAGTAGAGCTTTTAGCGGTAATTGCTGTACCGGTCTCATTCTCAAGAGTACCAGCATCTGAGAAACCAAGTGCGTCACCAACCCTAAAGTTATTTGCATTAGTACAAATAATTTCAGTAGTTGATGTTGCGGTCGTAATGCCCGCCGTTGAAGAAGCTAGAAGTTCAAGGTTCATTTCCTTGATGTGGTCTAGCTGTGCGTTCTCGTTCTCAAGAGCGAGAACATCACCAACACCACCCTCAAGCTGCGATGTAAACATCGCCTTGACGGAGGCTGCGAACGTCGTACCAACGATACGAGGCAGTGAAGATACTGTCTGAATCGCTGAGATGTCCACAGTTGGGAGTGATCCCGTCTCTGTAATCGGGTTAGAGCGTTCCGTCCCACGGTCTGAACGTACCCTCCAACCAGCTACGTTACCCCAGACATTTCTGGGAAGTGCATTGAAGAACCTAGTTTGGTTATTCAGTGCATGCCATACCTTACGACCAAAGGTGGTCGTAAAGACGTTTGTGTCGGTATCGACGGTAAACGGTGTCCCCGTAAACGCCTTCGACAAGTACTCAGAGCCTAGAACCGATTGGGTTGCCCCACGGTTGGCCTGAGCAATATATTCTGCAAGTGAAACTGTCATTTTTATTTGCCCTCCTAAGGTCTCAGACTAAAGTGTTACATCACCCTGTTCAACAGAGTATTGAAGCTTCCTAAGTTCTGAGTAAGACATATTCGCTAGTTCATCGACAAGCTCCCCACCAGTTGGGGCGGCTTTAACTATCTCTACCTCGTCATTACCCAAGCTCAACGTAGGTGCGACCAAGCGACGCTCTTCCTTCCAACCCGCCTTGCGGAGAGTGGATTCGGTTTCGTCTTTGACAGACTTAGAAAGGTCTGTGTTGAAGCTAGAAATCTGTTTCTTTAGATTAGAAATTTCTTTCTTCATCTGCTTGTAAACGGATTCTTCTACTGCTTGATCGTCATCTTCGTCATCGTCATTAGAAGCCTCTTCTTCAACAGCTTCATCATCGTCATCTTCCTGTTCCTTCATCGGATACTTACCCATCTTTTCCTCTGGCTCTTCCTCTTCATCGGGTTCGTCCTCAGCCTGAAGCGTTGCTTGCTGATTAGGAGCGTCGGTAGTAGGGGAAACGGTAGTGGAGCCATCGTTACCATCTTGGTTTAATGCCCCACTATTCTTAACTTTTCTTTCTCCAACATTATCAAGATCGTCAGTTGACTTTAGCATAGCTACGACCTGAGAAGCCACATCTTTAACTAAATTTGTTCGAGCGTCCTCTTGCTCTTTTGCAAACAGTGTTGCTTCATCATCATACTCAGCCTTTGTAAGGCGGGAATCCATCTTTGTAAGTACCTCGGCAAGGGCCGTCAAACCTAATGACGTTCCTTCCATATACTTTTCAAGACGAGTGTATAGTTCATCTGCCATGGTGTAACCTCCATATATTTCCATTCCATATCCAAACTTCATAAAGGTTGGTCTAAGCCACCGCCGACCCCTATAAACAAATATAACCTAGTTAAGTAGGTGTGTTAGAACAAACGTTCTATATTATTATACTAAGATTTTTGAAAAACGGCGGGAATTTATGAGTCTTTGTAAGAATTTATATCTATCTTACCTTCAAGATACCGAAGCATCTCGTTACGGAAGTCGTAAAGGGGGACTTGTACCAGTTTTTTCACCTTTTCACATTGGTTGCCCTCAGGTATTGAGGACTCAATTTGATCTAAAACTTTACCAACCATCCTTGAATGGCGAGCTAAAACCCACTCTTGTTCCTCACTAACCTTTTCTATATCCATAATCTATCTCCTTATAACAATGTGGTGGGTTCAATTTTTACAGTTAAACCCCCTCCCAATTTTGTACCTAAATTGTCAAATGACTTCTCAATTCTCTGTGGTAAGTCGTTAAATATTTCTTCCAACGGCGCAGCTAAATACTTCTGAGCTTTATACCTACGCCCTTTACTATCTATACCGCCATCATGTATTATAGAAGCGTATGGAGTACTGTAAGTAATATCTATAGTGTCATCTCCCACCTGAGTCGTTGTTAAGGACGAACGAAGTCTCCCAGTTTTTACAGGCATAACACCACCCTCAGAAACAGGTACGTTTGAAGACACAGCTAATTCCTGCGTAATTTCCATAACCAAATTCTGAACGAGACCGTATAAAAGTTCTTGCAATTCATCCATAGTTTATTATACTATGAATGCCACACTTCGGGAATCTCCAATTCAAACCCAGATTCAATGGAATCAAATCTATCTAAGTAAATTACCTCTTTACCTACCTGACCGTGGTTAGGGTGGTAATACAAAACTATGTGTTTTGGCTTAGTTATAACATGAAGTCGGCTAAATACAAACTCGTCCCCACCCTTTGTGGTTCCGCAGATATGTAAACTACCTGTCCCAATATCTATCTCGTCCACCCTGTGGAAATGTCCCAGTAAAACATCGTCAAACTTATCAGAAACACTAAAACTATCGTCGGTTATTATCTGCGTCTTGTACTGTAAGACTGCCCTCAACGAAGTTATAGCTCTCTGGATAGTTGCCATTGCTCCACCACCACCCACGGAGTCGCCGTGCATCATTAGTAAGTCTCTCCCTGCAACAGATATCACATGAGCAAAGGACTTGGGTATTTCAAATTTTATGTTGTCCTGCTTGGAACAGAACACTGCAATCCATTGATACATCATGTAATCCCAATCCATGTACTTATCTTTAGATGGAATCTTTCTTGTCATACGACCGTGGTTACCAACAACACACGGAACTTTGACTTCTTTGAAATGTGGTGCTAAGAACATCAATGCCTGACTAATTACCTTAGCCCCGTACATCATTTGCATCATACAGTTATCCACATTAGTTCGGGCTAATTCATCGTGAATATCCCCAGAGACCATATCTCCTAGCATGGGTACGGTAAGTTCATCTATCTCACAAATGTTTCGCCGGTACTCCGCTAAGTTTAGAACTTGATTAGCCCAGCCCCACATACGGCGACTAAACAACTCAATGTCATAGGAATTTAATCCTACCATCTGCTCACTATTTACGTAATCTCCCACATGTGTATCTGTAAGTGGGGCAACCATAACCTGTTTCGCTGAACCTTTTTTCGCTCCAGAAGGCTTACGAACTTTAAAGGTTTTAGTTTTAGGGAGTGGGGTTGTGTACCGCTTTATAGTATCCACAAGAATTTCTGATCGTACAGAATTCTTTATGGATTTTTCATACAGTTTTTTATAGTAAGTAGACTCTGCTTTATATGTAGCAGCCCTCTTATCTATACGAATTCTATCCTTAAGAAAGTCCTCTTCTTCTTCCGGTGCTACATTATCAGCCCACCCAGCCGCTCTCTCGTCAATTACAGAACCCGCATCAAAGACTTCTCTGTCGTACCATCTTTGAATTGTAGAACGATGAACACTAATACCAAATTCATCTGACAACCATTGGGAAAGACTAGTCCAAGTCGCTCCCGCCTGTCTCCTCTGAATCAAGTCTTTCTTCGACATCTCTGGAATCATCGGTACTCTCCTGTTCTTTATCTAGGTATTCAAAGTAATCTTTGAATAGACTATAAAACTCTTCGTTATCTTCTTTACTAATACTCCTGCCAACTGGGGCAGGTTTACTAAGCTTCGGCTCGCTAGGCATTTTCTCCGGTTTGATTTCCTGCTTACTCTTAGGCGCCGCCGCCTTACCCACCGAACCAATAACCCTAGGGTCTTCGCCATATTTATCGTCATCAATGTTTTCTACCCACCCATCGTAAGTTTCTTTTCTTACAGCAGGGTAAGGAGGTTCAACAGCTTTCATGATATCATAATCTCTCAAGTCTTGTAAAGCCCCTTTTACAATAGTGGTTGCAAACTTTTGTACATGTTTAGGTTTTTGCTTATGTCGTAAAAATTGATCTAGTTTAGCAACGCCGCTTCTTTTCTTTTTCTGTTTTATTGGCGACCTATCACCATAGGTTGGGGAAAACACTCCGGGGTCTGATGATACAGCAACAGTGCCCATCCCGTCAACTGTTCCTATAGCTCCCTCTTTGTGTAAGAAATTAGTAAAATCTGAAAGGTGGGAGCTTTCCGATTTTTTTACCGGCCCGCTATCTGCGGAACGCCTTGGAGAAACTCTCTCAGGAGTTTCTTTGGGCTTATTTTTAATCCTACCTAGTTCGTCTAATTCAGGTACGGTTTTGTCATCACCTTCACCCCTGAGACGCGCAGCCCAATCTGTCAGCCCCTCTCTACCTTCCCGTACTCTTCTTACGCCTCTTTCTTTATGTAGAGCGGCAAGATCGTGTCCATGCGCCGCAGCTAAATGACTAAGAGATGCCTTGCCGTCAATCAAGCTACTGACTTGAGCTTGTCGCCTGTGGGTGTCAGCTTGCCGCTTATGGAAAGCTGGATCGTTTTTAGTCATATCTGGGTGATGTATAGACCGTACACCGTTTTCGTAAAAATAAGTCACAGTCCCAGTGGCCCGATCTACCTGCTTATC